CGATATCAACCTCGCCATCGAAATAGCGTTGCGACTTAACGCGCTCAGGCGATATCTCGGCCTCTACGAAATCAACGGCATCTTCAATGGCATCAGCCACAATCTGCTCGATATCGTCTTCTGTCATGCGTTTCAGTTTCATTGTGCATTTACCGTGCTATTTCGGTTTCTACCGAATAAATTGCTAAACCATTGCGCCGACCAATCAGACAATGAGGTTTCTTTTGGGAATATGCCGGAACCCCGTATTGCTTCGGATGTGGCATTTTGCGCCGCACCGCCAGATATTGTTGGGCTTACTATAGTGCTAGGTAGAGGCTGCGTTTGACCAGAGGCAGCTGTTTCAAAAAGCCTAAGCGCCCTATCCATGGTTGATTGCTCTGCTCCTGCCCTAGCAACACTTCCAGTAGCGCCAGCTAAAAGATATGTAGGATCAGCTATTGCAGCGCCAACATTAAGGGAAAGCATCAGGCCACCTGATGATGGGTCTAATTTTCCAACAAGCCTCATTACATTTTCTAAGAGATCACCTTCTATCATGTCTCTCATTACTCGCTGCTCTTCTTGAGTAAAAAATTTGATTTGTCTTTGGTTGGTCAATATGTTTCTTATTACTTGCTTGTACCTGTTTTGTATATTACCGCCCGTGCCAGTAGATGCTGCAGATGTTTCTGCTTTGTCAAAGGCCATGTCTATAAGTTCTGCTTTCTTGAATCGACTATTCGCTGTTCTTGCAGCAGTCATTAATTCGCTTCCATCATCTAATTCATCAATCAAATCATCAATTAGATTTATTAAATCTAAGTTTTGAACTTCCTCCATGTCTTTTTTATACTGCCTGCTGATACCTTTTCTTAATTGGTCTAATTGAGAAAGCGTAATATCTTTATCAACCAGCGCGCCAATTAACTTCATTGAGCCTTCAGTATTAGGTGACGTTTCTGGCAAATATGATGTGTCAAAATTAAGAACTGATCTAGCATCATTCAAAAGTTTCTGAATTCTCTGTGCCGGTATCAATAACCCGGAATCCTCAACTAATTTATAAGCCGCAGATTTTGCTCTTTGCAATGTGTCAATTGTTGGCCTTCTGGATGCCACATCAAACGTGAACCCAAGTTTCCTAATAGCTGGAGAAGCAACATTTGCTATTCCTTGAAGGCCGGCGCCAAAAAACATTGAAGGAAGTATAGCCTCCTTACCTTTTTCTAATCTTTGTTCAATATCGCCACCAGATGTAGCTGTACCATAAATCAGCCCTCCAACTCCGGCCCCTACTGGTGCCTGCACAATCGGGCGTCCTGCAAACCTTCCCAGTGCGCCAGGTATTCTGGCGCTACCCTGCCTCAAAAGATTGGCCGTTTCTGAGCCGGTTGCCAACCCTCCAGCAATTTCTGTGGCCAGCGCTTTACCAAAGTCTTCTTTGTAAAACTGTTCTACAGGCCTCTGCAGCCGACTCAAATAATCCTGATATGCTTGTCCGATTGCTCTACCATTCTCGCCTTCAGCAACTGCAGGCATTTCTGGCATTCTTTGCATTCCAGGGAACATGTTTTGTGCAAAAGAATAACCGGATTCCATACCCTTTCTACGAACATCGCCCAATATACCAAGCCCTTTTTCTGCGCCAGCAGCTGTCGCGGCAGCTATGTTTTCAAATGCCCCTAATGACGCCCCTCTAGCAAATGTTAATGGGACTGCAGACGGAGGCACGTAACCTTCTGCGTATGCTTGACCTGTGGGCTCATAACCTGAAGATCTAGCGATCTGTAACATCTCATTAAAGTCTTCACGGCTTAAACCAATTTGGTCAGCATACATCCCCATAGGAACACCTGCAGGCTGATAAATCTTGGTATACAGAGCCCATGCTAACTCTGCATCCCGCATATTACTGTACGCCGGAACTTGAGAGCGCAATTCTTGTAGCGTAATATCTGCCATATATTTTACTTCTACTTTAATATCCCAAAAGGATCGTTCAGATTAAGCTGTCTTGTCGCTTCCTGATTTAGGCCCATATTAGAAATAAATTCTGAGTAAACAGACCTTGATCTGTCGGCCAGCAAAATCCAATCATTAAGCATTTCTGCGGCACTACCGTTGGGGTTTTCTTTTTTGTAGGCATCCTTAAATTCTGTGAAGTAAACAGGACTTGCATTTTCTCCCAATATAAAAGTAGGTGCTTTTGATGCTAAATCATCAGCCATATTTACTGCCCCACTTACTACATCAAAATTCCCAGTAACATTTGCAATATCTGAAAGACTAGTTATTAGTTCATTTTGCGCCATCATGTATTGCAAAATATCTGCATTAGCCTGCTCAGAGGTTCCTAAACCAGGCAGTGTGGTTGCCAAAAATATGGCATCAAAGTCTGTCTGAGGGCCTTTGTTCTTTCTTAACTCTTGCGCAACAAGTCGTGTTACAGCGGCTTGCAGTGATTGAGCATTGGATAACGCTTCTTCATCTACAGGCATTTGGAATTTTCTAAAGAATGCTCTGAAATCCTGCTTGGTTTGTTCTTGTGGGCCTGTCTCTGGGATTCTGCTTAAAAGCAATGCAACATTAGATATATCGTTGATTAGATTTCTTGAACCTATGGCATTTGCCCTTAACTCTTGCTGCCTATTTACATAGGTTTGGTATTGAGCCTGCTCCCATTGCTGCCCAGGCATACTGGCAAAGTACCCAATATCTTGTAGCTTTTTAAGGGCTTCCGGGGACATAGACAATATCTGATCTATATTAGTTGGATTTTTGCTCAATAGAGCAAGCCCCTGATTAGGCGTTATCAGTCCCTGACTGACCATCGCACTAATCTGCTGTCTCATTGGATCTACGCCTTCCACTCCTGCAGTCAAAACATTTGCGGCGGCCCTACCTTGCTCCTTTAACAGTTCCCGCTCCTGCAGCTTTTGTATCTGTGCAGCATTAGACGTAATCAGCGCCTGGTTCGGGTTCAGGGTCATGGCCTGGAAAGCATTCTGCCTTCTGAGCCTAGTTATTTCGTCATCGCCGTAGATTGCGCGAGATGCCTGCTGCAGGCCTGGACCGACAGCGCGACCTAACCCGCCAAGAAGACCGCCAATAGCGCCAACAATGCCTTGGGCGCGTGGACGAACAGAGGCCATAGCTTTCTGTTCTGGCGTGAGAGACGGGAAGGCTGGAACATTAACATTCCCTCCGAGAAGGCCTGACGCCGGACTATTGACCGCTTCCATCATTCGCACATATTCTTCTTCTGGAGTCATCTCTTCACCTAAAAAAACCTAGTATGCCTTTGGCGGCGTCCCTTAGACCTGAGCCAATATCACTTCCGGCCTGCATCATGTTTTCGGGAACGTCAGCAATGTTTCCAGGGATATCCTTAATCCTTTGCCCTGCGACCTTCATCCTCACATCGTAGGTGATTGGCTCATTAGCGCCAGGGGTAAGGATTCCCGACCCTTCAGCTACCTTTCTTACTTCTTCGTCAGACAGGCTCATGTCAGTGTAACTTTTGCTCAAGTCAGGAACCGACAACAAGCCTACCTTTGGAACCTGTAGCATCCCCTGTGGCGCTTGGTACTGCTGCGCCATGAACATCATTTCAATAGGAGTCACTACCAAAGACCTTCAAGTAATTAACCTTGTAGAACCCTTCAGAACCTAATGTGACGGCCTCAGGCATGACTTTCATGACTTCCTGCGCCATGACGCCTATTGTCGGCTGGTACGGTGACGCTACCTTGCGGCCGGTCTCGTTCCAATCCCAGGTGTAAACACCCAGGCCGTTCTCAAGGCGCCATACCTCTTTTACGTTCTCTTTGAGTCTAGCGTCTGAGAAGGATGCCCCCAGGCTCAGGTAGTCAAACAGGCCAGGCTGTCTGCTAGTAGTCTGAGTCTGCTGACCTGTCTGGGATCCGGCGTATGCGCCAAGCTGAGTATTCAGGGCCGTCTGCGGTGCGCCTGTGAATCCAGCATACTGGCCCCTAGCTGCGTCAATCAGAGCCTGCTGTAGACCCTGCTGCATCATACCCTGCTGGAACAGATCCTGATTTACACTCCTCAGAGCGCCGAATCCTAAATTAGACAGGTTGCCTAACTGACCGGCAGCACTGAGCCTCTGCGCGGATCCTGCAAGGCCGGCCTGCTGGTTAGCCTGTTGCGCGGCAAGCATATTCGCAGCGTTCTGCATTTGCGCCTGGTTGAATGCGCCAGCGCCAAATTGTGCGGCCTGATTGTATGCGCCTGCACCAAATTGAGCGGCCTGATTCATGGCTGCCTGGTTGGCCAGCTGACCCTGCAAACCTAGCTGTGCGGTCGTTGTGCCTGCCTGGAGGCCTGCGCCCTGGTTGGCAAGCGCAGCCTGCATCCTGCCCGCAATGTCTTGCTGCGCTGCGGACTGCGCCTGCTGGAAGCCTTGGCTCCTCAGACCTGCAGAGGACTGCGCCAGTTGCTGCAGCACGTTACGGCCGAGTTCTGCCTCGGTTATTGCTTGCCTAGACCCGCCGAATGCGCCGGCAGCCTGAGCCTGGGCGCCTAGCTGATTCAGGCCTAACTGGGCTCCCCTGAGAATATCCTGCTCGCTGGCCCTGATTACCTGTTCGGTAAACGGATTCATGTATGGGTTCAGGTTAGTCTGTGAAAGCTGTCCTGCTTGCACGTTCTGCGCTGTTACTGGGCCTACACCGGCAATCTGTGATGCGCCATATCCCCTTGCGTCATATCCCCTAGAACCAACCTGCGGAGCGGAAATCTGACCTGGCTGATAGCCCATCTCGGTTGCGGCACCACGCATTGACTGTGCTAATCCTGCTGCGACACCGCCCATTGCGCCAAGATTTTGATAACGCCTGTCTATTGCATAGGCTGCGCTTGGATCGGCAGAACCCATGCCGCCTGCAGGCTGTAGCGATACGCCGCCCTGCTGTGGCGCTTGAGGTGCCTGTGCCCCACCCATACCTTGAATGTCCATCATTATGCCATTGCCCATATCTATAGGCCCGCTTTCGTAGCCAAGGTTTCCTTGCGGTGCTTGCCGCCCTTGTATCATCTGCAGCATTTCTTGTAGAGGTCGCCCCTGCGCTGCACCGCCAAACCTGCCTCCAGGCATAAATTCTTGAGCGGAGCCGCCCATTGTCCCAAAGCTAGGCGATCGTCTAGGTACTATAGTAATCTGCGGTTCTTGGTACTGCATACCTTGCGGCTGTGCATATTGCTGCATCATTGGCTGCTGCATCATTGGCTGCTGCATACCCCCAGCAGGCTGCATTGTTGCTTGTGTTACTTGCGTTGCCGGATTAACCGGCGTTCCCGGTGAGCCTGCCATTTCTATAAGTACCTTTGTATGGTTTGCGCATCATAGGGCAGCACTGAAGCAAGATCTTGTGCGCTGTAGCCCTTCGTTTTTGCCATTATTGCAGCTTGGCGAATTTTTTGTTCTTTTGACAAGCCCTTCCAGTTCTGTGTTGTACTCTTCAGGTTCTGGAAGTCACCCTGTATATCCTGCACGCGATTCGCATAAGCGTTGGCATATTGCTCTGCTGCATAGGGATCCACGTATGGGGGCATGGCGGGATCTCCACTTGCGCCTACATTAGCGCCGCCAACATTACCAGCCCCGCCCATACCGGTCATGCCCGCACCAGGAACTGCACCAGGACCTGCACCAGCACCAGCGCCAGCGCCAGCACCAGCACCAGGAGCAGCGCCTCCGGTCTGATTGAAGTAGTTGGCATAAGGATCTTGATACCCGCCGCTACCAAACGGATTAACAAAGTTCCGCATGATTTGCTGATATTGGCCAGGCCTTCGAACGGCTAACTCTGCCACGGCTCGATCATAAAGTCCGCCGGAAGAGTATCCGCGTATCCCGCCGCCAAAGTCTGTAGCTTCAGGCATCTGGGACGGTCCGCCGCCCTGCAGGCCAAAAGCCTGGGCAAACTGACTAGTGTTAGACATGGCCGATTCTTGTGTGGGTGTAAATGCAGCCACATCAGGACCATAGTACGGAACATACCCAATCCTGGAAACATCACGGCCTTGAGCCAGGTTGGCCTGGGCTGCATTCTCAAGCCACTGCGGGATTTCTACTTGTGTTGTCTGGCTGCCGCCTTTTCCACCGCTCATATCAGATCTCTTTTGATAAATTTACCAGTTTCTCTTCCCATCCAAACTTCGCCAGCGCCCTGGACCATCCCTTGCGTCCTGACAAGGTCAGCGCGGTACATCCCTGCGCCTTGGCCCATTCAATCACATCATGGTGCATGTCCGTCAGCTGATTCATCTCGCCGCCGGCCAGGAATATGTGCAACACCTTCTTCCTGGGATATAACAATAGTTCTGTTACTAGGCAGCCCTCTTCGGCTGGCCATAGTTGCATTCTTCCTTCGAGTATAGCATGGAAAACATCATCTATGTCGTGCGTGCCGCCACTATACTCAAGAGCGGACTTGATCCATTCCTCGCATCTTTCTAGGTTGTAAACCCTATCCATGTATCCTCGTTATGGCCAATGTCACGGATGGTGTGGCCGGAGCAAAAGCCGTTGCTGTAGCTACATCCAGGAATCCACTTGTGTCATCAACAGCCCACATGGCCTCAACATAATCGCCTGCCACTATGTTAAATATAGCAGCCCTCGACACGACAGTTGTTGCGTTGTTCCGATGCAGCGCAGACTTTATTGTGCTGCCAGCTATATCTGTGCCATTTTTTCTTGGCCAAAACCAAAAATTAACAGTGCTTGATGAGGTTGATGCTATCTGTGCTGTAAAGCTTAATAAATACTCACCAGACTCTGAGAAAACAATACGGCTTGATGGCGTTCCAAGCGATATCCCTGATGCACCAACAGGCGTATTGAATGTAAGGGCATACGCGGTATTGGCGGCCGCCGCAGTCACATCTGCCGTTATTGCCAAGCTTGCGTGGCCATCCTCCAGAATTATCTGAACGTATTCGCCGTCCCTAGAGACAACAGGATACTTGTTCTGCCGGTCCCACAGGATAATACCGTCCTCGGAAGCGGACTCGTCCACGGTCTTCTGTCTAAGCTTTGACCTGATCTGCGCGAGATACCTGTTCAGGCTGTTCGCCCAGGTCTGCCATCCGCTGCTGCTAGGCTGTGGTATGTATTCGCTCAACGCCTGCCCCCAGGAACAACCTCGAGCCGATTAACGCCAACACGCCAATCTGCCAGCCTCTGCCCCTCAACCCTGAGCCTTACCTGCCTGCCACTGAACCGCATGCTAGTAGGATTAGACATCGAGTACGGACCGTGTGAACTTTCAGTGCCGTTTGGATAGAACCTTGTCTTGAATGTCACGTTCACATCGCCCTGAGTCTTCTCATCGGGAATCATTTCCGTGACGTATGCAATCTGGTCGCCGTTGCCTATGGATATCGGTCCGCTTTCGGCATAAGGGGTCAGGCTGTCATAAATGTAACCCTTTTCGTGATCATATATATGATTGTCTGATGAGGACGCATAGAGCGGATATCTAAAGGCTCCCTGGTCTACACCAGAGGTCCGCCCCAGCTGCCCGATTGCCCAGGTGTTCTCTAGGTAGTTGAAGGAGACGTAACGATTACACTCGGTGGAATCTGAAGATGGGTAAAACCACCAGATTTCGGAATACCTTGAGTTGGTTGTCGCAAAGGCCTTGCTGATCTGCGACTCGTTTATGTCAGAGAAAACATAATCAGATACATCTGACTGCAACCTTGATACCGCGCCGCCGGAGTATGTGAAGAACGCCTTCTTGCCCATCCACATTGCGCCAAAGTCAGTGCTCGCCGCAGCCTTCTTGGACGCAATGCCGCACGCAGTACCAACGCGCTCAAACCCATAGACATACGGCGGTCCTTGGTAGGTGGCTGTATGCGCATCAATGTCGGTAAGGATTAAAACCTGCCCCTTGACCTTAATCCCGCACATAATGTTTCCTGCCGTCTGCAGGAGGATGTCACCGGCCTCGTTAGTCGCTGCAGGCGTCCACAGGGTGTTGTTTTCTTTATCGCACCACTGGACCTTCCTAGGGTCTCCGCCGGCACCCAAAGCAAACAAGAACCGCTCGTCAGTGACAACGATGCCTATGTTGCCGGTAGGTGCATTAGTTACGACAGCGGCCGGTGTCGCGGTGTTAATCTGCCACTCATATATCTTGCCGTCATCTGATGAGCACGCAACAAGATACTCGCCCCAGGTGTCTAATGACCAGGTCGTGGCTGCCTCAATGGTTGTGATGTCCTGCCTTCCGACACCGTACTCATCATAACCATAAGCACCGGATCCGTATCCTGTGTAAGCATTGGCGTCTTCCCGGCCGGATGTGAAACCTGCGGGAGTGATGTCGTACCTAGTCCCCGCGGCGTTGTATGCGTAGAGGTTTGCGTATGTCCCACCGGCTATGTATCGAACATCGCTATTTGTTGACCAGGTTATCAGGCCGCGAATCTTATTGGTTGCAGCCGTCTGAGATCGCTGCTTCCAGCCGCCAATAGGCTGCATGGTGTTATCAATCCACCTGACTAGGTTGGCCTCGCGCCAACGATTAGACTGCTGGAACTCGGTGCCGTTTCGATATATCCCCGGCGGAATCTGCAAAGGTATCAGTGCCATGTAGTTACCATTTTACCTTGTCGGCCCAATACGCCGCGCTCATCTTGCCCTTTGCTATGTTCTTTGCGTGCCTGGCCTTGAATGATTTCTGCCTGGCCTTCTCACTGTCAGATTTAGGATTGCTTCCTGCGCCAGAGACACCCTGCTGCCCGAATCTGATCGTCTTTACTTTATCACCTTCCTTGGCAACAACAACGTGAGACTTTGTCGGATGTTTTGGTGTGCGTTTCGGCTTGTTGTATCCGCTCACGCCAGCCCTGCTTAATCGAGAATCTTTAGCCATTAAATAGAACCCGCTATCGCACTAACCGCAGCCAATAAGGCCATACTTCCAATTATTACAACACCAACAAGCAAACTGATATCTATCATGTCTTTCCGCTGTTGCGCTCTTGCTCTCGCTAGTCTGAGCCTTTCATTCTTTAGACGGGTACGCTCTCTCAGCATATCCCGGTAGAACTCTCCCTGTCCTGAATAGATTAGGAACTCTCTAAGCTCCTTCTCCATCTGCGCTGCCTTGTGCTTCGCTATGGTAATCTCCATAGCCTCTGCCTCTATACTCTTTCCCTTGACTGCTCTGGTCAGTACGGAGGCTGTCTCGTTCTCTATCTTTGCCTCTAGTATCTTCTCGTTAGCGTCCCAGAACTTAGCGAGACTTGAGGCCATGTCCCTTAGTTCGTGTCCCTTAGCTATACCCGCCTTTAATGCAGTGAAGGCAGAGTTTGCTATGCTGACCGCAGCCATCACCTCTATCATTAACGTGTACTCTCATAAATTAGAACGTAACCCAACCTGTTGTGTTATCAGCTTGGTACGCATATTCATCCCATACGGCATTGCCGTCAGGTTTTGGTAGCGGAGCATTCCAAACAAAAGCGGCAGAGTCATATGTCCATGAGTCGTATGGCCTCTGGTCTGGGCCTTCAGGCAGAGCGTTAGCCGGGAAGCCGTCCTGTGCCGGGACATCGCGTAAGGCAGTACGGTAGTTCTGGTACACAGTCTTGTCATCAGCACTCAGCGGGGAGTCAGGCAGGATAGCCCAATCAGTCTCAGACAGCCGTGCGTTACGTTGCGCCCTGACGTTAGCCTTCTTGTTGTTCAGGTCATTAGCTATGGCTTCAGCAGGACGGTCTACAACACTGTAAGTCTGATAGTAAGAACCATCACGTTCCTCAACAGCACCCTCAATGACAGTCTGGGTGTCAGCATCAAAGGAAGGCTTGGCATCCTCCAGCAGTTTAGCCATGTTCAAGTCAGCCAAAGCAGCATCGCTCAAAGGCAACGCAAAGCTGGTGTTAGGGTTAGCTTTTAGTATCTGCCTCTCGCTAACTATGACCCCGTTGGTGATGTCGTAATATCTCATTGTCGTTTACCTTGCGTTTGAATACTTAA